AAAGCTAAGATATACAATGTGGCTATAACTACTAATCCTGTTAATACAAACTGCACATGGGAAGCCGTAGCAAAATCGTTTGATGATATGGAAGAGATACAGTTTGACCCAATACACAAAGCACTAGAAGCAGGACATGAGATAGACCCCGAAAATATGGAGGGTGGAGAGACTTTTATTAAGGAAGACTTAGGAAAAGACCTTGTCAACTTGTCTTATGTGATAGGCGATGAGAAGAAGAAGAAAATTCTTAAAGAGAAACTAGTGACTAAGAAGTCCTTGACTTCAAGACAATTAACTCTATATCTTCAAGTAGCAGAAGGTTGGTCTAGGGCGGAGTCAGAAAACTTTATAAGTAAGCAAAAATTAACAGGAGGTGTCGAATAGATGAGTAAATTAGACGATATAATCAACAAGTCTTTAGATGATATTAATGCCATAGTAGAAGATGGTAAAGCCAGCATAACAAAATCAGCAAAGCCAGCAGTTTTAGAAGTTGGTGAAGAAGTTAAGAAATCTGCTAAAGAAACCGCAGACTTAGTTAAATCTGGTGATGTATCAGCAGATGCTCCACAAGAGGATACTGATGAGGAAGAAAATACTGATGATGAAGGTGAAGAAGAATCTAATGGTGATGATAATGGAGACGGTACTGATGAGGAAGATGATGAGGGTGCCGCACCTGAGACAGAGAAATCATTAACTGAAGACCTTAATGGTAACGACAGTGTAAGAAAAGCATTGGAAGTTAGTGAATTCCTTACTGCATTAGTTAAGAGCATGCAAACAGTATTTGATGAACAAGGAACTAAGATTCAGAAATCAATAGATACTACAGGTACTCAAACAGACTTCTTAGTTAAAAGCTTTGAAGGAATAGCAAAATCTACTGGAATCATAGTAGAATCTCAAGGTGCTTTACTTAAATCTATAAGAGTACTCAATAAAAGAGTAAGATTATTAGAAGAAACACCACAAATAAGAAAATCTTTATCTTCTAAATCACAGGTACAACCAATAGAGAAATCTTTTGGTAAGACAGAAGTTGAACCTGTAAATCCTAAGTTAGAGAAATCTATGAATATGAATAAACTAATGACTGCTTTCCAAGGTGGCAACACTGTACTACAAAATGATATACTTTCTTATGAATCAACAGGTGATAAAAACATGTTAAGTCAATCAGCTAAAACAGTATTAAATGCTAAATAAAAAAATGGAGGTGCAATGAACATGGATTTTAATAATAACTTGAACGGATTTGGTTCAGCTACACAAGGTGATGTAGATTCACTTAATAAAGCCTTATCAGCAGGATATGAGGTCAATCCCCTACAATTAGAGGGTGGTGGAGCATTCAGAGTAGAATCACTAGAAAATTCATTAAAAATTCTTACTTATGGTGACCAACATATTAAATTCTGGAAGAAAATACCTAAACAACAGGCATACAGTACTGTTGAACAATATGGTCAATTGATTGATTATGGTCGTGGTCAAGGAGCGTTCGTTGGTGAGGGTGTTTTACCTGATAGCAATGACTCTACTTACACTAGAATGGCTGCATTCGTTAAATTCTTAGGAACTACAAGAGAAGTAACTCATCCAATGACATTGGTAAACAGTGCATTTGGTAATGTAGTTGCTCGTCAGAATCAAGATGGTATCTTATGGTTGTTAAAACAACTAGAAATGTCATTATTCTGGGGTAATAGTAAACTAGGAGTAGGCGGAACAGAAGGTCTAGAATTTGATGGTATCAATAGAATGATAGACCCAGGTAATACAGTTGACCTTAAAGGTACTTACCTTGAAGAGAAACATATTAATTGGGGAGCACAAATGATCATACAGAACTATGGTACTCCAACAGATTTGTTCCTACCATTTGAAGTAATGGCACAGTTCTCACAAGACTTCTTCCCTAAAGAAAGAATCCTTATGCCTACAAAAGATGGTTACCAAGCAGGTGTAGTTGTTAATAAGTTTATGACTCATGGTGGTGAAGTTAACTTTGAACCAGACATATTCTTATCTAAAACTGCTCCATTGAACATGAATGCTTCTAGCTTTAAAGCACCATCAGTAGGTACTTTAGCATTTGATGCAGGAACTGGTCATAATGCGGCTTATGCAGGAGATTTTGCTAAATCATTAGCAGGAACATTCCAATATGTTGTTACATTTAACAATGTTCATGGTGAATCAATCCCTACAGCACCAGTTACAGTAGTAATGGCTGGAGCAGATTTACAAAACGGTGTAGTACTTACAGTTACTAACCCAGCATCTACAGCTTTCCCAGTTGAATTTATTAAAATATATAGAACTGAGAACAATGGAACAATATTCTATGAAGTAGATAAAGTTGCAGTAGCTAGTTCAGGTAGTAATGCAGTTACTCCATATATTGATTTAGGGTCTACAATGGCTAACACTTACACTGCATTTATGGGAGAAATGAGTCCTGATATCTTAGGATTTAAACAACTTGCTCCAAT